AAACGCGCGCGGGACCTGCGTAGCGCGCTCGTGCCGCACGCGGAGCAGTGATTATGGCGCATGTAAGACGCGCACAGATCATTTGGCAAGGCGACACGGGGCAGTCGTACACGATCACGCTCGACGCGTCGGTGCGCGAGACGCACACGGCTTCGAGCACGGTTACAGACCATCCCGTCGAGCGCGGCAGCGCCGTGTCGGACCACATCAGGCCCGACCCGGACACGCTCACCATGGAAGCCTGGATCAGCAACACGCCGCACTTTCTGCCCGGGGATCACATGGGCGGCGTCGTCATGGCCGACAACGAGGTGCGCGGAGCGCAGATCACGGCGGGCGACCGCGTCAACGGTGCGCCGTTCGGCGGCGCGGCCGTCGGGCTCGTTGGCTCGCTCGCGCCGGTGCCTACCGCGCTGCTCGGGCAGCTCGGCACGAGCGAGTACACGACCGGCGTTGTCACGGGCTTCTCGGCGCCCTTCGACCGCGTGACCGAGTGCTACAAAGAACTGCTGCGCATCCGAAGCGACGGCGTGCTCGTGCGCGTGCTGACGACGTTGCGCGCGTACAGCAACCTCGCGCTGACGTCGCTCGAGGTGACGCGCGAGGCGCGCAGCGGCAACGCGCTGCAGCTGTCGCTCGCGTTCAAGCACGTGCGCTATGGCTCGACGCGCAACGAGCCGGTGCCGAAGCTGCCCACGAAGCCCGCTGAGAAGGGCTCGAAGACGAAAGACGAGAAGAAAGAGCCCGCGGACACCGAGACTACCGCGCTCAACCTGTGGCTATACGGGGGCAAGTGATGATCTTCGAGATCCCGATAGACGTCACGACCGCGACCGCCGACGGCGAGCTGACCTTTGACGTCGAGCTCGACGGCACGATCTATCGCCTGCAGCTGTCGTACGCCGACTGCGCGCAGCTGTGGTACGCGGATATCGATCTGGTTACGAGCACCGAAACGCGGTCGATCGTCGACGGCGTTGCGATGGTTACCGGCGTGCCGCTGCTCGCTGGCGTGCAGGTCGCAGACCGCCCGGTCGGCGAGCTGATTCTCGCCGGCGCCCGCGACGCGGGGCGCAACGATCTCGGGTCGTACGTGCGCTTGTACTACTACGACGCGGAAGCGCTCGCACAGGTGCAGGCGCCGTGACCACGCTTTTCAAGCGCGCCGCGTCGGTCAACGTGCATGGCAAGTTGCTCGCCGGGCTCGACTTCGACTTTCGCTGCGATCGCTCGCTGAAGCCCGAGCCAAACAAGGCCGACTTCTCGATCTACAACCTCGCGCCCGACACGCGCAAGTACCTGCAGACGCAGAAGGGCGGCGTCGTCGTCGTCGAGCTGCGCGCAGGATACTCGAGCGACGCCGAGCTGCCGCTGATCTATCTCGGGCAACTGCGCGAAGTGATCACGGTGCGCGAGGGTGCCGACTGGGTAACGCAGCTGTCGACCGGCGACGGCGACACCGAGCGAAAGCACCCTGTAGCCTTCTCGCTCGGGCCCGGAGCGAGCTTCGAGCAGGCCGTGAAGAAGCAGGTGCAGGCCATGGGCCTTCGCGCCACGAATCTGACGAAGGACATAGCGACCGGGCGTTTCGGCGACGCGTCGAAAGAGCTTGTCGAGGGCTTCACGAGCTTCGGCGCGGGCGGGCCCGAGCTCGACAGCCTGCTCGACTCAGGCGGGCTCGAGGGCTCGATCCAGAATGGCGACTTACAGGTGCTGCCGAAGGGCGGCGCGCTCAACAAGTCTGCGGTCATGCTGACGCAAGACACCGGCCTCGTTGGCTCGCCCGATCTCGGTAGCAAGGGCGCTCTGAAGGTGCGCGCGCTGCTGAATGCCGAGATCGTACCGGGCAGGCTGATCCACGTGCGCGCGACCAACGTCGACGGCTTCTTCCGCTGTGAACGCGTCGTGTACACCGGGCAGACCGCAGGCAATGATTGGTACTGCGACGTCGAGGCGAAGCCGGTGCAGGTGGTGAAATGAGCTTGACGCCCGACGAAGTGACCGTGTTGCGCGAGATCCTCGACGCGCGCGCCGCTGAGATCCACACCGCGCTGCCCGCGCGCGTCGTGAGCTACGACGCAGCCAAGCAGGTCGCAGACCTGCAACCGATGGTGCGTGACGTCGCGCGCACCGTCGAAGGCGCGCTCGTCGCGCGCTCGTTTCCGACGCTGCCGTCGGTGCCCGTGGCATTCCTGCGCGGCGGAGGCTACTACCTGACGGTCCCGCTCGAGCCGGGCGATACGGGCATGTTGATCTTTTCCGAGCTGCCGATCGATCGCTGGCGCAGCACGGGCCAGGAAGCGCACCCCGTCAACGCTCGGCGGCACGGCGTCGGCAATGCAGTCTTCTATCCAGGCGTCCGCCCGCGCGCGCAGGCGCTCGGTGAGCCGGGCGTGCCCGACCACCTCGTGATCGGCCGCGAGGCGGGCGTCAGCGTGCATGTCGAGCCCGACGTCGTGCGGATCGGCTCGGGCGCTGCCACAGACGCCGTGCCGCTCGAGTCGAAGCTGCAGGCCGAGCTCGCGCGCGTGAAGTCGGATCTGATCGCACTGCGCACGGCTGTGTCGGTCGCGCTCGACGTCGCCGCGGGCCTGGCCACGGCAGCAGGCACATCGCCGCAGACCGGCACGGCGATCGCCGCGTTCTTCAGCGCTGCGAAGGTGCAGCTCGACGTATTCACGCCGACGAGCCCCAACAGCACGGCGTCAGCGAAGGTGAAGGCAGTATGACACCCGACATGTACTGTGATCCGGCCACAGGCGATATCGACGTAGACGTGCTCGGGCAGGTGCGGCTCACGCGCGGGCTGCGGGAAGAAGTGTCACAACGTCTCGCGACGAGTCTACAGTTCTTCCTCGGAGAGTGGTTTCTCGACACACGTCTCGGCGTGCCGTACTACCGCGACGTGTTGGTGCGCGCTCCAGACATGGGTGCGATCAAGGCGCTTCTTTCGGACGTCGTTGTCGCCGACCCGGGCGTCGAGGCGCTGATCAGGATGGACCTGCGTCTCGAGCGGGAAACCCGTGTGCTTATGGTCGACTGTGAGGCTGTGCTAAGATCAGGCGAAGCGCTCGAGATCGCGGCGCCCGCCGGCGCGACGGTCGACTCGGCGCGCGTGTTGGTGCGGCTCAGTGTGCCGATCGTGGTCGGCGGCGAGTACATTCTGGTGTGAGGTAGCATGACCATCGAGCTCGACACCATCTCGACAGACATTTCGGCGGGCGCGGCCGACGCTGCGAAGCTCGTGCGCCTGCGTCCCAACGGGCAGATTCACCCGTCGATGGTGCCGTCGATCACGGGCCCGCAGGGCCCCGCGGGCGCTCAAGGTCCGCAAGGTCCCGCGGGCTCCCAGGGTGACCCCGGGCCGACCGGCGCAGCGGGCACGCCCGGGGCAGCGGGCGCAACAGGTGCCGCGGGGGCGCCCGGTGCTGTGTGGCGCGACGGCTCGGGTGTGCCGAGCAACGCGACCGGCGTCGACGGCGACTACTACTTGCGCACGACCAACGGCGACGTGTACCGGCGCACGGCGGGCGTCTACAGCGTCGTGGCGAACATTCTCGGCCCGATGGGCCCGACAGGCCCCGCGGGCAGCGGCGGCTCGAGCACCGACACGACGAAGGTGCGTTACTTCACGTCCACAGAGACCATGACGTCGCTCGGCAGCCTTCCAGGCGACATTGCGCTCGTTGGCACCGCAGGTCAGACGCTGTGGTATCTCGACGCAGATTCGATCTGGCAGGGAGGCTATCCGCTGTCGAGCGGCGGAGGCGGTGCACCGTCGGGCTCGGCGTCGGGTGATCTCGGCGCGACATACCCGGCGCCGACTGTCGTTGCGGTGCACAGCGGCGCGACGCAGCTGTCGATCGGCACGGTCGCCGACGGCCAAATGGTCGTACGCTCGGGCGCGTCGTTGGTCGGGCAGGCCGTGCCCACCGTGCCCGCGGTGGGCACGACAGCAGGCACCGTGGCGGCGGGCGACGACTCACGCATCGTTGGCGCCCTGCAGTCGGGCGCTTCGGCGTCGGGTG